AAAGTCAGGTCGGGCAAAGCATGTTTTGTGTAGAGGAGGTGTGAATTGTTAGATGAAGAAGGTATCCGCCGTGTCGTAGCCGACATGTGGCGTCTCCATCTGGACGAGCGCACCTATCTGGACCGTATTTACGGTTATGTGTCGGGGACGATGGGCGCCCCGGAGGTCCCGGAGGGTTCCGAGGATGAAATCAAAGAGCTTGCCAGCCTGTCGGTAAAAAATGTGATGGGTTTGGTGCGGGATTCGTTCACCCAAAACCTGTGCGTGACCGGATACAAGTCGGCGTTGGCTCGGGAGAACGCTTCCGGGTGGGCGATGTGGCAGCGGAACCGTATGGATGCCCGCCAAGCTGAGGTTCATCGGCCGGCAGTCACGTACGGCGCCGCCTACGTCATCGTGTATTCCGGTGATGAGGGTTCGGTGTGGAAGACCCGTTCCCCGCGGCAACTGTTGGCGGTGTACGAGGATCCGCAGGTCGATTTGTGGCCGCAGTACGCCTTTGAGCAGTGGATTGATTCCACCGACGCTCACCCCAGGTGGAAAGCCACGTTGTATGACGAGGAATACATTTACCCCTTGGATTTGGGGGAGATTCCGGCGTTGGCATCCCGCGAATATCAGACGTTGGTTGCCCGGGTGGCCAACATTTCGGCGTTTAATCCGCCGATCCTGCATGGTGCTTCGCACTGCCCGGTGGTCAGGTTCATCAACACTCGTGACGCCGACGACATGATCGTCGGTGAGATTGATCCGCTGATCAAGATGCAGCGCACCCTCAACTCGGTCAACTTTGACCGCCTGTTGGCCTCACGGTTCGGGGCTCACCCACAAAAGGTGATCACTGGCTGGTCGGGGTCGGCGGCCGATGTGTTGCGGGCTTCAGCGCGACGGGTGTGGGCGTTTGAGGACCCGGACGTGTCGGTGAACTCGTTCCCGCCGGCCGGGTTGGATCAATACAACTCGGTGTTGGACGAGATCATGAACCACATTGCGATGGCCGCCCAAATCAGCCCAGCTCAGGTCACCGGAAAAATGGTCAACCTGTCCGCTGAGGCCCTGGCCGCGTCGGAAGCGAACCAGCAGCGCAAACTCACCTCGAAACGGGATTCGTTCGGTGAGTCCTGGGAGCAAGTGTTTCGGCTGGCCGGCGAAATTGAGGGCGACACCGAAACGGCCATTGATACCGGGTCTGAGGTTCAGTGGCGTGACACCGAAGCCAGGGCGTTCGGCGCCATCGTGGACGGCATCACGAAGCTGGCCGCCGCCGGTATCCCCATTGATGAGCTGGTTGACATTGTGCCGGGTGTGACCCAGCAGAAAGTCCAAGCGATCAAGGATTCGTTGCGCCGCAATCAGGCCAACCAGTTGGTGGCCGCGTTGCAGCAGGTTCCGGTGCAGCAGATGCCGGCGGCGCCGCCGAGCCCTTCCCCGGCGAACATGCCGTTGAGTAACGGTGCCGTCACCAACTGAGGTCGCCAACTTTCAGCGACTGTTGACCACCCTGACCGCTCAGGGCGCTTTAGCTGTCACCAATCTGTGGAACCAATACCAAAACGCGGACCCGGAAACACGGTGGGAGGCGTTGCAGGAAGCGTTCCCGGAAGTGGTTGACCCATTCCTGGCGGCTGCGGTGGTGCTTTCGACAGAGTGGTATCGCAGCCTCGACCCGGAATCGACGTTCCCTGTTGAGCCGGTGCCGACCATCTCAAAGGATGCTTTAGCGGCCAATGCGACCTGGGCGTTAACGCAAGCCAATCCGCTTCCCAATCTTATTGGCAGTGTTGAGCGCCAGGTGTTCAACGCTTCGCGGGGAACGATCATCAGCAATGTTGAAACCGAGGGTGTCAAGTACGCCCGATATGCCTCAGCAACCGCGTGCTCATTCTGCCGGATTCTTTCAACCCGCGGCGGTGTGTTCGTGTCAGAACGATCCGCGACCAGGGTTGTCGGCCGGGGCCGGGACTTGTCGATGATGGAACGCCGGATGCGGGCAGCAGGAACACCGCTACCGTTTCGGCCTAGGTTTGATGAACGCGGCGCAGAAATCGACCCCGATGCAGTTTTGTTGGGGGGCTACAAACGGCGCGGATCAAAAAGCCGGGGCCGTTTCATTGCTGGAGGTTCAGGACAGGTCCGCGGGTCGCAGAAACTTGGCGACAGATTCCACGACAACTGCAAGTGCTTAGCGGTTCCCGTGAGGTTCGGCCAGTCCTACGAGCCACCAGATTTTGCGGCTGGCTGGGAACAGGACTACTTCGACGCCAAGGACGCTGCCGCAGAAGCAGGAAAAACCAAAGGCGAATTCGGCGCGATTGACATTGACGCGGTCATCAACGAGATGCGGAAATCACGCTATCCCGGTGAAAAGGATTTGCTCAACGCGGAGCGCCGAGCCCGCTACGCCGCCAAGAAAGCGGCGACACAAAACGTAACGCCCACACCCAGCGGTTAATGGGTGGAGTCCCGACGGGGACACAGCAGTAGATAACGGAAAGCCCGACGGGGCTTCAAATAACACGGAGAAAACCGATGAGCGAACAGCCAACCCCGGAAATCGAAACCGACACCGCCTCAGAATTCGAAGCAATCACCTCCCAGGAGGACTTCGACAAACGAGTCAGCGCCAGGATCGCCCGGGAACGCGCCAAATACGCCGACTACACCGACTTGAAGACCAAAGCAGCAGAGTTCGACAAGCTGCAAGAAGCCTCCAAGACCGAGGTGCAGAAAGTGTCTGAACGGATGGCCCAGCTGGAAAAAGAGTTGGAGTCCGAACGTTTCAACACCGTCCGCACCACGGTGGCATCCGCCAAAGGTGTGCCGGCCCACAGGATCAGTGGCAGCACAGTTGAAGAACTGGAAACCTCCGCTGAAGACTATTTGGCTGAAGTGTCTGAGTTGGCGAAGGCTCAACGGCCCAAAGCGACGTCCTACAAGTCTGGTGCCACCGGTTCCGATAACCGGTTGGATCCGAAAGACAGGGCCGCCGCCGTTGTCCGCAATTTTCGCGGCAAATCCTGATCCAAGCAAAACGATCACCGCCACCTGAGCGGTAAAAATCACCTTTTGAAAGGGGTGTAACACTATGGCCGATATCAATCGCGCCGACGTATCCACAGCAATCGAGGAAGCGTACTCGCAGACCCTCCTGGCCGCGGCTGTTGCCGGGTCCACGGTTCTGAGCGCGTTCCCGACCGTCAACTTGGGCACCAAGCTGACGCACCTTCCGGTTCTGGCGACTCTGCCCGAAGCGTCGTGGGTGTCGGAGACCGAGACCAAGCCGACCAGCGAAGTCAACTGGGCCGATCTGACGATGGTCGTAGAGGAAATTGCGACAATCGTGCCGGTGCACGAAGACGTTTTGGCAGACTCGACTGCGCCGATCCTCGAAGAAATCACCAACCGTGCCGGTGAGGCTATCGGCAAGCGCCTCGACCAGGCCGTCATCTTCGGTGTGGGCAAGCCCGCGTCGTGGACTTCGGCTGCCCTGTACCCGGCGGCGTCTGCGGCTTCGCAGACCGTCACCTACACCACAGGCACAGCCAACACGGCTGACCTCGTGGGTGGCGTCACTCAGGCGGCCCGCCAGGTCGCGGCGGCGGGCTTCCAGCCCGACGTGCTGCTGGCACCGCTGACGTTCCGCTACGACGTCATCAACACTCGTGACTCCACCGGTCAGCCGGTGTGGCGTGACGAGCAGTTCGCCGGCTTCAACACTGTCCTGAACCGTAACGGTGCCTGGACTGGTGCCGGCGTTCAGGCGTTGGTGGCCGACTCCACCCGCATCCGCATCGGTGTCCGCCAGGACATCACCGTGAAGTTCTTGGACCAGGCCACCGTCGGTGGCATCAACCTGGCCGAGCGCGATCACGTGGCGCTGCGGTTCAAGGCCCGCTACGCATACGTGTTGGGCAAGCACGCCACGTCGCTGGGTGTCAACAAGACCCCGGTGTCGGCCCTGGTGAACTCGGGCTCGTAGTAATGGCGTATGCGACGTCGTCTGATGTGGTGGCCGCTCTCGGGCGGTCACTCACAGCAGCCGAATCGGTGGCGGTCAACAATCAGCTTGACCAGGCCACCGATCTGGTGATCGGCTACCTGAACACTGAGCTGAATCCGGTTCCGGGTCCGGTTGTTCGGGTGGTCGCCACCATCGTCGCTGCGGTGTTTACGAAACCGTCGATCACGGTTGCAGACTATGACGCCAGCGGCTACTCCACAGCGCGGGAAGCCGCTGGCGTCTACGTCGGAACCGAATCAGCGACCACGTCCGGGCCGTGGCTGACCAATGCGTTGAAGCAACGGTTGGCCCCGTACCGAATCTCGTACCGGGCTATCGGCGTTCTGTCCGAATACGGCTCCTGATGTCACAAATCAAGTTTGTGAAAAAGCCGGGCGCCGAACGCAAGATCCGCTACTCCGGGCCAGTAAGAAGCATGTTGGAAGGCATCGGAACCAACGTCGCTAACTCGGCAAACGGTCAACTCAAGTTGAACGGCAAAAGCGATTTGTCACCTGGCTATCGGATGAGGTCCCAGCCCGGTGCTTTGGTGGGGCCGAGGGGTTTTGGTCGGTGGCGGGTTTCTGTCACTGCTTTCACCCCGCACGCCCGCCGCCACAACGCAAAATACAACGTGCTGCTGAGGGCTTTGGGTGGCGGCCAGTGACCGTCTGGTATCTCACCCCTAAGCCGGCCGTCAAAGTGACAATCGCAATTTTGGACGAGGCTTTCGGCCAATACGCTTTGGTGTCGGCACGGATGCCGAAACAACGCCCGATCCGCTTCATCAAGGTGTCGCGGATCGGTGGCAGCCAAGACACCCCGATCACCGACATGGCACGCATCCTCATCGAATGCTTCGGCCCCGATGTCGAAACATGCGAAAACATGACCGCCACGGCCAGGACTGCGCTCCGCAACGCAATCTCCACCACCGTGGAGGGAGCGTGGATCCGCAACTGGTCAAACGAGCAAGGCCCTGTCGACTTTCCGCACCCGGAAATCATCGACATGGAGCGGTGGCAATTTCAGGGCAACTTGAGCTTGTCCACCGCCCCCGTTCTGTCAGTTCCCCCAGGCAGCTAACTGAATAACAACCGAATAAACAACTAAATAACAACCTGTCAGGCCCGTCCCGGAAGCCTGAAAGGGGCAACAACACC